CACCAAGCCAAGGCTGACAGCAGCGCCAGCGCCCGTGGCACCACCTAAACCAAGGCCAAGTCCCAAAAAGCCGCCTGCAGCGGGACCGGCGACAATAGCCAACGCAACAAGACCAATGCCAGCAAAAATTTGACCCGCGCCTTGTCCAGCACCAGCCACTACAGGAGTGATGCTGAATACCTCGCGTTCACTCCATGGACCAACAATTAAGGCTGCATTGTGTTCTAAAAGTTTCTCTTTTCCGATGGTTACGCGATAGCCAACACCGTCTTGTTCGCTATCCAATAACCACTTTTCAAGACCGGGAAAATTGACGCAAAGTGCCTTGAGCGCCTGCGCTGGGGTGTCAGCTTCAAACTGAAAGCGGCATTGTCCCAGCTTTTTGCGGAGTGCGCCGTAGACCTTAACGACTTTCATGCCGCAGGACTCGGGCGGTGCTTTTCAGATAATAGCCGCCATAGATGTCGCGGCTACTGAGGCGCTTCTGGACGTGGTGGATGATCAGTTGGTCACCTAGGTAGATGGCCGCATGGTTTGGCAGCGATGATTGCAGTTGCATCAGGATGGCATCTCCGTATTGCAGCTCCTCCAACGGGATCGGGTAAAAGCCTTCGTTAGCAAAATTGTCTAGGTATAAATTCTCACCTCGTAGCCAGAACTCGTCGCGGCGGTCATAGTCCCGCAGGTTCAGCCCAAATTCGCGGTTGTACCAGTCCCTGCAGAGCGTGTAGCAGTCCACCACGCCAAAGACGAACTCGCGCCCCACGTACGGCAGTTCAAAGCCTTCAGGTTCGCAGTAGCCCCATTGTTCGGTTTGCGGATTGACGATGTGCCACGGCAAGCCGGATTTTTCGCAGGCAACGCGGTCGGCTTGGGATGGCGCCGGGTTGGTCTTGGGGTGGCTATGCACCACCGCCACAATTTCGCCTTGGTCTTCGGCGGCAACGTAGTCGGCAGGATCCAGCACGAAATGTTCGTCTGGGGTTTCAGCCATGTTGCGGCAGGGGAAATACCGCTTGCGACCCTTGACCACGGCGACCAAGCCGCAGGATTCGCGTGGGTATTCCACCTTGGCGTGTTCTAGTGCAGCAGCCTGTACGGCTTGGGATAACTTCATTGGGTCAAGCCTGCGCTAGGGAAGGAACCGAACGGCAAAACCGCAACGTTCCTAAAGGTGTAGTTCTGATCTGGGGCAACAAAGGAATACGTTTGCGAGGTAAAGGTTGGGATTTGATAAAAGTCGTAGTTGTTGTAAGTGCTGCCGGAGTTAAGCGCCGAGTAGTTCAGATAGACGTTATTGCCGCTGATCGAAGAAATTTGAGCTTTGGCACTTTTAGGAATACCCGGACCAGTGACATATTGACCAACCGCAAGCGATGACACATTGGTCACATACATCTGAGTTGTGTACGGTTCAACTCTGTTTTCATAGCCTGCGGGAACATTTCTGTAGTAACTGGGTGAACCCCTGACTAGGACTGAACGATAAACAGTTACACGCGTATATTGCGGAACCAGATTGCCCGATTTAGTGCCAACAGCGGTCAAGGTATCCCACAGATCCCAAGGCTGACCAAGGGTTAGCGTCGTTCCAGAAATTGAAAGGATCGTTGCATTCGGCGGCACATTTGGTCCGCTAACTTTCATGCCAATCGCAAGTCCGGTTGTATTGCTAACAATCAGATCAATGCGGTTGCTTTGAATTGTTCCGGTCTTTGTAATTGATGTGGTCGCCGTGGCGTTGGCGCTCATGGTCACGGTTGTACCGCTGACAGCCGATACAGTTGTGCCGCTCGGGACGCCAAAGCCTTTTACAGAAGCACCAATTTCAACGCCAAAAGTCGCGCCAGCAACAATCAGTTGATTGCTTCCATTGGTCACAGTTCCTTCGCGGACAAATTGTCCAAAGCGGGCATTGCAGCTTGAAATCCGCTTGCCGCATACGTCGGCTGCCAGCGTTGCCACGTTGCTGTCGTTGGCGTCAAAGTAAATGCTGCCGGTGTAGCCGCACTCGGTGCTGCGGTATTTCCATTGGCAAATGTTGGCGATGATCTGGCGCTTGGGGATCATCACACCAGCCAAGTCAAATTTGCTAGCCAGCTCAAAACTCACCGAGTCGCGGTTTTCGCTTGCCTTCCGGTCCACGTACCAGATTTCGTCGGGGAATTTGGCGTGGGGATCTGCTGCGGTTTCGCCGTCTAGGTATTTCTTGAGAGTGCGGATCCGTTTGACCGTGGCGCCACCGAGATCATTGCCGGGTGTGGTGGCGTTGACCAGCAACAGCAGCGTGGTCATGGTGCCATCTAGGTTGCTGATGGTCAGCGTGGGGCGCGGCAGGGTGCCTGTGTTGGTGTATTCAAAGCCCTCGGCCTTAACGGGCAGGCGGGCGTAAGCGTTGCCGTTCCAGGTGATGTTGCCACTGACGTTGGCGTTGCAGCCGTTGTGCCAGCGATAAGTGTCGCTGCTGCCATGCAGGGTGGTGTCCAGCGTCATTTCGAACAGTTCGATGATCGCGCTAGGTGCGATCGCAGCCAGCTCATCAAAGACGCTGCTAATCGCAACCCAAGTGACCGTGCCATCAGTGATGGTGCTGCCAATGTCAGTCGGCCACGTTGGTTGCGTACTGGAGCTGGTACCAGCCGTGGTGCATTGGAAGACGAGACCGGACGCCTGCAGGGTGGTGGCGCGGACGATGTTGCCGACGCTGTAGCTATTAGTAGCAGCCCAAGATGCGTATGCCATCAGGGTTCAAATACTTCGCGGAACGTCGCCGTAATTGTTGCCCGACCGTTATATGTAATCGTTTTGTCCCACTGCGGGCAGACCCATTTATAAGTCACTGCCTCATCAGGAGGCGCCCACTCAAACGCGGCATTGTCGTCTGCACGCGCATCTAGAAACGCTTCAATGGTGTCACTGTTGGCTTCAGTGATGTTCTGCCATGTCAGTGTCCATACCTTTGGATTTTGGTTTAGCCCGTAGGTTAGACGCTGCTCATAGCCATCACCGAACTGAACCGTGCGGACAAGCGGTTGGTTCGCCTTAGAAGCGCCGTAGGTTGGGTTGATAGCAGGAAAGGTAGCCATTAAGAGAGCAAGCCTCCTGGGCGCTTCTGTTTAATCAATTCTTGCTGAACGGCAATACCAATCGCTTTGCCGAGCTGGCTTGCCTGTCCAGGATCGCCCTGCACGCTACTACCGCCGGCGTCTACGTTCACCACCACGTTACTCATGCCACCAAAGCTGCCAGCAGGTGCGATACCACCGCTACGCCCAGGCATGAACAGTTCAGGACCACGCTCACCGACTAGGTAAGGCTGACCAGCGGTAACGCTGCCGCCGCCAGCACGCTTAAACAAACCGCCAAGCAAGCCGCCACCAGTGCCAGTGCCAGACATTGCACCGAACAAGGCAAGGTTGACAGCTACATCCAGCAGCTTGTTGGCAATGTTATTCAGCAAGTTGGTAGCAACCTCTTGCAGGCTCTTCGTGCCATCAATGGCGCCTTGGATAGCGCCAACAACACCGTCCTTAATGGACATACCAATGTCGGCATAAAGCTGTTTAAGTTGAGTGGCAGCATCAACCTGTTGCTTGAGGGCGTTGTTGCGCTCTAAAAGTGCTTTGACTTGCCCTTGGTCCAATCCTTTTGTATCTTTCGTTATTTGCGCAATCTGTTGCTTAAGCAAAACCTCTGCCTCATTGCCTTGCAGTTTTGCTTGCAGCAATTCGTTCTCTTCTTCTATAGTTTTGATTCTTTCAATGCCTGTCTCACGTTGCTGCAAGTCGAGCATCGCAAGTTCTTGTGCTGTTTGAATTTGGCTTTGAGCCAGTTGTTCACCAATTTTGGCAATACCAAGCTGTTTCTCTTGTAGGGGTACAGAGCTTTGCTCAATAGCAAGGGCTTGATACAGAAGTTCAGTTTCTCGACCAATACCCTGCAGGCGAATCTCATCCTCTTTGTTTTTAGCCAAAGCAGCTTGACCTAGCAGACCCTGCAGTTGTGTTTGCTGCTGCAATAAACCAAGCTCACGAGTAAGCTCAGGCACTTGACTCTCGCGTGGCTTTTTATTCTTTTGCTTGGTCAGTGGATCTATGCCAACTCCTGAAGAGTCATCAAGATTCGATTGAGTTGTTGCCTCAGGTTTGAAATTACTAGGATTAAGCCCTAATACTCCTCTTGCAAATTGTTGCTCTTCAGATATTCTTGTTTGCTCTGCTGCCATAAACGGCGACATCGCAGTCAGAGCCAAGGGTCCAACTACGGGTATTTGAAATAATGGACTTGATTCTGCCAATTTTTTCCGTCGCTCCTCTTCTTTTTTTTGCAGTGCCAACAAAGCTTTTCGCTGCCCCGCTTGTGCGCTGACAACTGTCTCACGAGTAGCGCCTTTGAATGCTGCTGCAGCACCTCCTGCTGCTCTGCGTTTCTGCAATTCTTCAATACTTTTTGCTTCCCCAACAACGTTGCTTACATAGTTGATACCAGTGGTGACAATCCCAATGAGCGACAAAGCTCTTAGGCTTGCAGCTAAAGTATTAACTAACGGCGCTGCTATTGCCGCAACACGTCCAGTTCCTGTAATACCTCCTTGAAGTAAAACCAATTTTGCGTTTCCCGTAAGTGCTGCTGCACCAGCCATTGCTGTCTGGGCAGTCAGCAAAGCCATTGCACCCTTAAACAAAGCGGCTGCGCCAACTATCAACCCAATAAACTTTTTCAGTAACGTAATTTGAATAACTAGCTTGGTTACTTCAACAACTGCATCGAGCACAGGTTTAGGTAGTTGCCCAATACCTTGCACAAATTCAGCAATGCCGTTAGCAAGCGGCACAAGCTCCTCAATGAATCGAGACAACACTGGTAGCAACGTTCTGCCCAGCGACAACGCTAATAGCTCACCAGAAGACTGCAAAGTTTGCAGTTGTCCATTAAATGTTTTTAGGGATGCTTCAAAATCTTTTTGTACAGTACCTGCCGCTGCTGCACCACCTGCAGCAGCCTTAAGCTCTTCGTATTCCTTTTTATATTTCATCAGCGCCATCAATGCCAATTTGGCTTCTTTGTCGCCAAATATCTGCGATAACTTAAATGTATCTTTGCCCGTGACACGAATCAATTCTTTGATTGCAGCATCCATAGGGTTGACACCCTTTGCCACTGCATCCTTCAGAACTTTTTCAATGTCTACACCAAATTTTTTAAAGTTTTTGACGGTCTCCGGTGCCGTCATTTTCAATAACGCATCCGTCAGTCGTGTAGATGCCTCAGCAGCGCCGGGGGCATCTTTGCGAACCATCTGCATCATTGCCGCCAAGGCAACCGCGCCTTCTTTGCCTCGGATGCCTAGTGATGTTGCAGCAGATGCAATGGTAGGCATGAACTGAGCCATGTCTTTCAGTTCAAATGCACCCGCCTTGCCAGCAAATGCCAAGGCGTCAAATGTTTGTTTTAATTCATTTGGTCTAATCTTAAGTGCGCTTTGTAGCTGAAAACCAGTCTTAGTGACATCAGTCAATTCCGAGTTAGTTGCCACGGCAACCTTCCCAAGAGTCTCCATTGACGCCACTGCGTCATTTAGCTTCAAACCCTGCGCCACAAGGTCTTTGACACCTTCGGCTAACACCGTGGGCGCTAGGTTTGTTTTACTTGGGGCAGACAACTGCTTAAGGCTTTCTGCTAGCTTCGTGATTTCCTTTTCGCTAGCGCCTGCAGTTTTGCCAATCTCACTTAAAACAGATTCAAACTGTGATGTTGTACGTACTATTTGTTGAAGAGCAAAACCTGCACCAAGAGTAGAAACAAGGCTTGCGATACTAGCCGCTGCACCTTTGGACGCCTGCTCAAGACGGTTTAATTCTTTGACCGCGCCGCCGGTCCTTACCTGTACGTCTACAACCGAAACAGCCACGGCGATACCTCCCTATAGAGTCAGTCTACCGTTTTGACTTTGCCTTATCCATTGCTTCTTTTTCGCGCTTGCCTTTTATCTCGTAGAAGGCTGCAAAATGAACAA